TACGGAAACCCGACAATCGTGAGCGGTTCGGAGCTCATGGCGATGTGAGCCAACGGCAAGAGAATGTTTGAAGGTCAGATGATGAGCGCAAGCTACTTTTCCGAGAGACCTATCGTTTTTCTTGATGTTGAATTTGACGTAGATAGCAAGGTTCATAAATCGGGGAAGAGTAATGTTGTTAGCGTTGAGGAAAATGGACAGAAGTTTAAGTTCTTTACTAACAATAAGAAACTTGTTGACCAGTTGAGACGGTGCTCAGACAACAAAAAGTTCCCATTTATGGGCAAGCTGCGTAGAATGAATCAGAGTGGAAACCCTGATTTTAGAATTGTAGGAACAAAAGCATAAAAGTATAATATTTTAAAAGAAAGGATATTGTCATGGAAATTAGAAAGTCTATATTCGATTACTCACCTAGTCTGATTGAGTATGAGGGTAATTATATTCGCATCAATTTCGATGTTGAACAGATTGAGTTGGAAAATAGCATGGATAGCAGCGAAGGAAAAAAAACTACCAGAATTGCTTATGCCGCACACGTTATACGTATTGAGCATCCTGTGGAGCGAGGTAAGGTTGTTGATGCAATCGTCTCATCCGCTTATCCTACTGATAAGATGCAAGCTATCATCAATAACCATTTCGCTAATCTTGCCAAAATTGCGGATGGGAAAAAGCTCGATGCCGATGACGAGGAACACGAAGCTGAGTATAACGCTATGCAGGACTGGCGCACGAAGGCGAAGGCTGTAGCTACAGATGTTATAGATAATTATATCAGTACTCATTAAAAGGATAATAATAGCTTATGAAAAAGGTAGTACATCTTTTTGCCTCACAGCGTGTCAACCGCAAGGCACGTACTGACAATGAAGAGGTATTCAGGGAGAAAGTTACGCTCATTACCAACAAGGAGATGAGTATCGGTCAGCTTGCAGACTTTACTCAGTTGGTTAAGGATTTTGCTGCGGCAGGTATTGTTATTAACGGAAATCAAGTTGCTATTAAGGGCGATAAGGTAACTATATACAATAAAGATGAAGTTGCTCTCTTTGCCCAAGATGGCAAGCTCAATGCTAGCCTTATTAATGCAGAGACTATCAATGTGAACCATGTTTATGCAAGGAGTTCGGAAGGTGCAAGTATCATAGGTCATTTTGGTAACTTCGATAAAGCCGATGCTGTAGTAGGTAGTGATAAGTGTCCGCTTTGGATTGGTGCAGCATTGGCAAAGGATGCGCCATTCAGAGTAACGAAAGATGGTTATATATATGCGTATAAGGGTGTATTCGCAGGAGAACTGAAGAGTGTGACAGGCTCTTTTTCCAGATTGACTGCTGTTAGTTCTGATGGAAATAAAACCGCTGGTTCAATATATTTTGATGATGCTGGACGTATAACATTTGATGCAGATATTTATAATCAAGGATATAATTATGCGGAGAAAAGGAGTTGGCGTTTCTATGCTAGTAGTATATGGTGTCGTTCAGCCTTTGGGCATCGACAGAGTACATTGGCAATAGTAACTGGGGATACTATGCAAGTTTGTCCTGACGGATACGATAGCGATAGAACACCTGTGTTTCTAGAGCGTGTTTCTTATGACAATAAAACCGTATACAAAATTCCATTGTATAGTCCTAATGAAAATTCGGCCGGATGTCCTATTGATATAGTAGTATTCAGTCCTCTTAGAGCAACTGATACATATTATTACGAGTTTGTACCTGGAGGAACAGGTAAGCGTTGGATGGCAATAAATGCCAATGACCATAATAATGGAATATATTTCTGTGATGTCGGTGGATGGCATCAACTTCTTGGTGGAGAAACAGTAAATCTTGTATATATAAACCCAGTATTACTTACTCCTAGCCAGAAGGATAAGACCTATTTCGGTCGTGGAATCTTCTGGAGCGGAGGAAAAGATTTGAATTGGATAAATAGACAATCATAAAAGCAAAAATTAATATGAAAAAGAATTTCAATGTACCTTTCAAGAATTGGAAGGGTGAGGTGATAGTATCACCAGTAAAGAACGAGAACGGAGAGGAAACCTACAAGCAACAGATTATTGGCGATATTGTAGGTAAGGTGCTCTTCGAGGTGATAGACAATCAGAGTATTCAGCTATCGGGCGAAGAAAAGCTACGTGCTTATCGGGTAGCCTGCAAGATAGGCAAGGATGCCGAAAACGTGGACCTCGAAGCCGAGGATATTGTTCTTATCAAGAAGATACTCTGTCCTGTGATGGCTGTAGGTGGTTATGGTCAGATTGTTGATTTACTAGAAGGATAGGAAAAGAATAAGGCGGTTCACTACATGGTGACCGCCTTATTCCTTTCTCGTCCGTCAGGGAAGTGTGTTGCATCGAATTTTTCTATAGGCTCTGTTATCATGTCAGCGAAATATGGAGCATCAGAGCCGCCGAAAGATGGAATTAAATCACTAAGATAGCCATATCTACTTTTCCTTCGTTCCTCCTCTGCTTGCGTTACAAGACCTTTCTGCATTATAACAGCAAAAGGAAGTTTGTTGAAATCATAGATACCATCTATCCAGTCGTTAGGGTGCGGATTACACTTGTGCTCCAACTCTCGCTCTCCAGGAGTTGATGGCAACCTACTGCCACCTACCAGGTACATCATTTGATTTTCGTATGGTTCTAATTTTTTCATAATCTTAATATTTTGATTTCTGCTGCAAAGTTACGAAAATAAACTGAAAGCGCAATGTTTCTGTTACCATTTTCTTCAATTTTGGTAACAAAAAATCGGTAACAAAACTTTCATATTATTACTTTTTATGAAGTTTAACACAAAAATATTCTCATTTTCGTTGATTTTGCGCATAAAAGTGTATCTTTGCACCATCATTAAATTTAAATCAACGCTTATGAATAAAGAAGACGAAGACAACCTATTAAAGTGGTTGAAAGACAAAGATGTCAGTGAGGTTATGGATTTGCTGATGAGACATGGCAATCGGTATAGCAGAAGGATTCTGAAATTTTTCAGATGGTTTTGCAAGTACGTTCCTATCACGCTTATGTGCTTTCACGCATACGGCATTTATGAATTCTCTCAGCATCCTCGTGAAATGTTTATCCCTTATGCGGAGAATGCACCTTGCTATCTCTACATATATTTTATGGTGTACGTTCTGCCTATGGTTTTGATATTAGCAAGCCGATTTTTCTTCTTGTGTTGGAGATACCGCATTCCCTTCTTCTACTTTGCAAGCATCAATGCTGCTCACATCGTTGAATGGAGCTGGTATACCACCAAAGATATGGTAGATTCTTGCTATACGGTCATGGTGGTAACGGCAATATTCTATCTGTACTCTTTTGTGGATTTGTTTATCAGTCGAAGTAAGTTAGGACGTAAAATTTGTGCATAAAGGCGATTTCTGAGAATTTTTCGTAAAAACAAAGGTAATATGGGGAAAGATATTGAATTATAAGTTGCTCGGCACGGCTTTGAAGTCGCTAAGTGACGCTTGCTTTAAGGCAGACGAGCAACAGCGAAATGGTGAGAAAATCACCGCTTGCGGAATGAGTGATGATGATTTGGATAGATTGTGTGACATCATTCCCGATATGCTCAATCCTATGATGAGCACCGAGGATGTCAAGGAGAAACTACACGTTTCTGATGCTACGTTGAACAGGATGGTCGCTAGGGGTGACATCCCGAACGGAGAATGCAAGAAGCGTGGGCACACCCGATATTGGAAGAAGTGGGATATTCTGCACTTCATTAAGAGTAAGAGAGGTAAGTGATTGCCTCTCTTTTTTTTGTTATTTATGACATTACCTTCTATCACCTTAAATCTCTGATAATCAACAACTAAAAGAAAGTGTGATAGAGTTATATTTGCTCTCCCCTATTCTTTGTACCTTTGCATCCGTAACGTTACAATAGTGTTAGTTAATATTAAGGATTTCAAAAGATTGTATTATGGAAATGACAGATGCAAAAGTAGTAGAGAAGAAAATCTACGAAGATGGTAAGAAGGAGTATGCCAGCAAGGGTTTGGCAGGAACAGCCCTCGGAATTGGCATCGGTGGCTTGGCTTTAGCTTTGCTCAACGGCAATGGTCGTGGTGTATTCGGTTCTCTCGGTGGCAGCAATATGCCTGAGAACGTGAACATCAACACCTATGGGGCTAACACAAGCTCTAATCAGCCAACCGCCTTGCAGGTAATGGAAAAGGAATGCGATGATGAGGTGAAGTTGCTTACCTACATGTTCGGTTTGAAGCTCGACACCGCTAACAAGTTCTACACTATGCGTGAAACTGACATCGCAGAGAAGTTCTCTATGTACAAGGGTGCTAACGATGCTATCAACGCCGAGAACCGCCGTGCAATGGAGGCTGAGTTCGGTCTTTACAAGTCTCAGATTGATGCGGACTTCGGTCTGTACAAGAATCAGAGAGACCAGTATGACGCACTACAGGCTAAGTATAGCGACCTTGACAAGAAGGTAGCCGTTATGGAAGCCCTCACTCCTTACAAGGAGAAGCTGATGATGGCTTACGTTAACGAGAAGTGTTGCCGCAAGATTGATGGTGTCCTCGGACTCCAGAGCACTCCTACAGTTACAGTTCTCCCATCTGCAAGCATTTGCGGATGTGCAGCAGCTTCCACTCCCACTACAGGAGCGTAACAGAGCAGTAAGGAAGTCGGTTAGACGGACCAAGAAAAAATGAGTTGGTGAGGGGTGTTTTCCCTCGTTGGTGGATGCCCTCTCACCTCTCTATAATATATCACCAACTTAAAGATATTGATTGTTATGATGAATTTTGGTAACAGCCCATTATTGGATATGGGTACAAATCAGCAGCAGCCGCAGATGATGGATGCCGAGCTACAGAAGATGTACGAAGCAATACAGCAGAAGCGAGCATCTATCAACATGCAAGCGCAGCAGTCTCAAACCCCACTCTGGGATGAGATTGACAAAATTGAGGACAATCTTACAGGGGCGCAAAGGCAGTATTTGATGCAGAATCAGGAATACGTCAATAGCTTGCAATATGTGTCTAAGCTAGTGCAAGACGAGGAATTGCGCATCATACGCCCTCGTATCGAAAGCACTCAGCAAGGACAGGAGGCATTAAAGAAACATTTGTCTTTGATGCAGCGTTTGAGAAAAGAAGTAGCACAAGCAGAAGAACATAAATCTGCTATGCTCAACGATTATATGACTAACCATAGTGATAAGACTTGGCAAGAATATCTCGTTTGGTACAATAAAACACATAAAGGAGAAACTAAGAAATGAATGTAACAGAATTTAAAGAGAAACTGCTTACATCTTTGGATTTGTGGGCAGACGCAAGAATTAGCGATATGGTGAAGGTAAACCCTGCATTAGCTATTCCTTCCGTGTACATGAAGCGAGCTTCGCACAATATCATCGCTAAAAATAAAGATAGTTGGGGTAAGAGCATTGACAACGCTACCCTATTCATTGCCGATGAAGACGGCAACATAGATGCTGATACCATATTCTCAGACCTCATGCAGATGTTAGAGAATATAAGCAACTATGAGTTTGATTTCGGAGTTATTAAAGGTCGCATTGATGGAGGTGCTCTGATTATTGATTTGCCCGACAACATCATAACGACTATCCTCTTTGGTAGCAAAAAGAGCATCAGCTTTACCAAAAATGATTTTGAAGAGTTGAGAAGTCTGATAACATCAGAATAATAATCATATAAATAAAATAATATGGAAGCAAAAGAGATTATGAGTAAGTTTGATGAGCTGTATGGGATGATGGCATCATCAGCAAACGTAAAGTATATGCACGTATTTGGAGATACGATGCGCTGCATGATGAAGGATATGGCATCCAGGCACCCAGAGCTTGCGCAAGAGTATCTTGATAAGCTTTGCGCTATAAAATGGAAGAACTATCTTACCAAGAAGGAGGCTTCTGAGATTGCAAACGGTATGAATCCATCTGCAACTTGGGATATGCAGACGTGGCTCAACGCAATGACTGGTCTCGGACTTGCGACAGAAGAGAAGCCTTACTACAACGATTATGCTTTGTACGTTGCCATGAATCAGGTTGTAAGCGACCACGGATGCACCATTGCTAAGATACTCGACAAGGAAGATGTTAAGGAGATTGGCTCTGAACATCTGGTTAAGTACGCCCACAGCCTTGCACTCGATTTATTGAAAGACAAGGATGGTGTGTACGACATAAGAGAATATTTCTTGAAGTAACACTAAAAACATACGGTTATGAAAAAGGTATTTGAAAACATATTGGCAAGCAACGATATACAGACTATTAAGAATTGTGTTGCAACAATGGCTGATTGTTGCGAAGTTGGAATGAATGACGGTGTAATGCTTGATATGATGAAGCAAGTTCAATGTGAGATTGGCGAGTGCCATTTTGATGAAGAAATGGCAGACTTACATCTTTGTCTCATTAACCAACTCTACATAAAGGATGTGGCGAAAGACTATTGGCACGAAGTTAAGAATGATAAAATCAATCTCGAAGACTGGTGTGTCCTTTGGGGAGAAATGGTAAAACGCAATGACGAAAAGATAAAGAAATGGTTTCCTAAAATCAATGCGCTCGATTATGAACGTAAGATTTTCGATGAGTGCATTTCTTTCTTAAATAACGGAGAATTGCCGTATCATGATTTAAAAGTATAAAGTTTTTCGTTATTCTGAATGAAGTTTCGGTTTTTTTTGCTATCTTTGCAGAAAGAGACCGAAACTTTATTTTTATTAATTATTCAGGATAACAGATTATGACAGATTTATTAGATTCTTCACAGATTCGGCAGATAGGTGTTACCATATTTTCAGCTATACTTGCCTTTGCAACGCCAACAGAAGGTTTTGTTTTGGCGTTGGTTATCGCATTTGGCTTCAATATCTTCTGTGGTATGCGAGCTGACGGCGTGAGTGTTGTACGATGTAAGAACTTTTCTGCATCGAAGTTCAAGAACGCACTTTTAGAGATGCTCTTGTATATTGTTATTGTGTATGTCATGTATGGAATCATGGTAAGTTGCAACGACAACACAGAGGCATTATTTGTGATTAAGATGCTTACGTATATATTCTGCTATGTGTATATATGCAATTCGTTCAAGAACCTCATCAAGGCATACCCTAAGAGTGTAGCATTCAGAGTTATTTACTACATTTTGAGATTCGAGTTTGCAAAGGCATTGCCTAGTTATTGGAAACCGATATTGGAGAGATTGAATCAGGAGTTTGATAAAAAAGAGGAGGAAAACAAAAATGGAAGTACTAATTGATAGAGCTTGGAAAAAGGATGGCTATACTATTAGCCGTCTGTACGTGAATGGAAATTTGTTCGGATGCAATACTCTTGAAGATACAGACAGAGGATTGAATCAAAAAATGGATTTGAACGAAATCAAAAACAAAAAGGTATATGGGCAGACTGCAATACCAATCGGCAGCTATGAATGCGTATATACCTACTCTAACAGATTCAAGAAAATGCTTCCATTATTGAAGGATGTGCCAGGGTTCGATGGTATCCGTATTCATTCCGGTAACTCTGCAAAAGACACAGAGGGGTGTATCCTTATCGGTAAAAACGATAAGAAAGGATGGGTTAGCGATTCTCGATTATGGACTAGCAAGCTCATTCAGACTATGAAGACAGCTTGGGATAAAAAGGAAAAAGTAACTATTGTAATTCAGTAGCTTATGAAACTGATTGATAAGATAACAAGGGTTGTAATTGCCATTGCAGTAGCAATGCTGATTCTATCAATGTTCTGTAGATGTAAGACGAAAGAACGTGTGATAGAAAAACAGACATACATCACTGATAAACGTAACGAGGCTAAGTGGGATTCACTCTTCAATGCAAGACTTATTAAAGAGTTGGAATCATATAAAGTATCGCACAAGGAATCCGTGAAGTCAACTACGAAAGAGAAGACACATATCAAGGATAGTACAGCTTCGAAGTATGACGCGAACGGCAACAAGGTTGGTGAGGATAAATTTCACTACGAATATCACGAAATATCGCAAGAGGACGTGCAGATACTAAGAGATAGTATTTCTAGTCTTAAGGAATACAAGGATAGTGCTGCGATATATCATAGCAAGTGCGACTCATTAGCCTCAGTGATAAGTAAAATATCGAAAGATAAAGCATATGTAGAGAAACAACTATCAAGGACTGACAGGGCATTTTTGAATATAGGTAAGATAGCTTCAGTTTGTCTTTTCATAGGCATTCTCGCATTTTTAGGTTGGATATACTGGAAATTAAAGCTACACAAACGTTCTTAGTTTTTTCTAATGTTTTTATTTGGTTATTAATTGATTTACAAGCAAAAAGGGGTGACCGCACGCGATGTGCAGACACCCCTAAACATATAATAATGCACAGAAATTATTCTTCAGCTCCCTGGAGGAACTTGATACCATACTTTGTCTCGTAGTGTTTCTGCTGATCTTCACTCAGCATCTTGGTTTCACTGTCGTAGAATATGGTCAGCAGCTCTCCGTAATCTTTGTCGTAGAAGTAGTTGTATTTATTGCAGAGATAGTTCCTTGCACAGAGACATCTGCTTGGAATGGTCTTGAACTTGCGTTGTGTCTTCTGTTTAATTCCGTTCGCTGCTCTGTACCTGTCAAGCCTAAGCGTCTTTTTTAGAGATTCAGAACGTTTAGCTATTACCTCCGGTCTTATTATTGCCTGAGCACATTTCAACCGAAGTCTTTCTTCCGTTTCCTTGGTATGAGTAACGCCAAGCGACTTTGCTATGCTTGTTACACATGACTTTGTTATCCCAAGCTCTTTGGAAATTTCGGAAGAAGAGTAATCCGGATACAGCTTACGGACAGATTCCCTAATCTTCTCTCTTTGCTCTTTTCTTGCGTCCTTGAACGAATCCCCATGCAGCCTATGTAGCCACCAGTAAACAGTCTGTACTGCACAACCGAAGCTCTTGGCCATTGCGTAAGGAGATTCGTAAGGGTGTTCCTTTATATATGTTTTCTGTTCATCTGTGATATTCATGTATTACTTTTTATCAGAAGAGCCGTAGCCGTTATCGCCGCGCTCTGTTTTACATAATTCGTCGGTCTTAAAGAACATGATGTTGTCACTTGTTTCTAGGTGGAATTGCACGATTTTGTCACCAACCTTATATCTTGGCATATTTGGAAACAAGTGATAGAATACGGCAGAAATCTCTCCAGTATATGGGTCATCGACAGTGCCTTCACAGTTACTGAGAATCATACCAGTCTTCCATACGGAAGAACGAGGACGGAACGTAAAGCACCTGGAAATGTCGGCAGGTTTGTTGCGGTTTTCAATCTGTAGCGCAAATCCGAGACCGTATTTCCATACGTTAGGCGCAACCTCTTCTTCTGATACGGCATAGCAGTCATAGCAGAAATCATCATCGTGCGCCTTAGTTGGTATAATAGCGTTCTCGTTGGTCTTTTTGAATAACACAGGCACACCAACAACCTCGGTGAATCTATCAAACTCAACACCGTCAACGTTCACCTTTCCGTAGAACATATCGGCAGGGCGAGTCCAAACCTTGCACTCTCCATAGAGAGCCTGATAAACAACTTCCTTCTCCTGAGTCTCACTATTTGTAACCTCAGTGATAAATCTGTAATAACCTCCTTTGAAATGTCTAAAAATCTTTTCCATTTGATATTTAAATTTTAAAATTCATGTTTCTTGCAAACCTTATCACAAGATGTTTCGCAATCTTTTTTGTAGCACCATCCATTGCCTAAGATGTCTTCGCGTCCCATCCAAAGGCAGTTACCACAACATTTTTCTTCTTTTTCCATATTACTGATGTTTTATCACTTCCAAATACTTCAATTTTGCGAATCGGTATGATTCATACACCTCATCTACATTCACATCTGTATTAAAGGCAAGAATACATCCTTTATCATCATAGAACCCAAGGATAATATACTTTTCTTCTACATACCCTGCAACGTATGCACCAATATCATTACCTTTATAAAAAACAGGCTCTCCACGATACGCATTAAAAAATTCTTTATTTGTCATACGCTATTTGAATTTAATGATAAAAAACTCAGTATCAAGCCACTTGTCGGGGCATAAGCCTTTCTTAGGCTTGCCAATGGTGATACTCTCAATCTCCTTTTCTATACGTGGACTATCCTTGCGGTAGCCGTTGATGAAGAGGACGTGGGTGTAAGGTTTGAAATAAGATTCGCTGCTAACCCACATGCCTTGGTTATGACCTTCAATTAGGCGATGCGCCCAATATGGCTTAATCTCCCGATACTCCTCTGTCTTCTCGCCAGCAACTATCATATCGAACCATTCCTTGCTGACTGCGAGGGTCAATATTTTCTTTTCCATAATTCAAATCTTTAAAGGAAGGCTCGCCACCTGTAAAATCAAGTGTCTAATTCAATATTTACCAAAAGGTGACTCGCCTTCCGAATATTTTTACTACTTTTGCAGTGTCTAATTTTAATATTTATCAATATGAAACCAAAAACAAATGTAGCTATTGTTGTAGCTTGCTCTGTGTCGTTGATCATTAGCATCATCGCACTCTGTCTTTCTGTTCCTCGTAGCCAAGAGTTAGATTTCGACTATCTCGGCTTACTCGTTGGCATTCAGTCTCTCATTGTAACTATCCTAATCGGATGGAATATCTATTGCCTTGTTGACTTAAAGGGGCTAAGAAAAGAACAAGAAGACTTGAAAACAAGTTCCTATATTCAGATACAAAGAACAGCTGCTATGTCTTGTCATGCTGTAAGTGATGTTTATTATCGCTATCTTGTAGGGAATAAACCGAATGGTGACGACTATAATCTCATCTATTATCGACTATCTGAAATATACCATCTATCAATTATTGGTGATTATAAGTTTTGCGAAGCTATAATACAATCATTGCTTGAAATCTTTGTAGAACCTAAAAAGGCAAATTTCAAAGACAGACAAATGGAAGAACTTTTGCGTCTAGCGGCACGTGTGAAGTGCCAAGAACTTATTCCGAATTTTACAAAATTCATCACTATGCTTGCACAAATGAGTGATAAGGTCAGAGTTTAGAACATCATCGACTATCTTCCAAAAGATATTATCAAGCTCTCTTTCTTGCTCTGGTGATAAGCGTTGAATGCCTAATGCTGATAATTCTTTATCGGTATCGTTGAACTCTTCATCACTTACATGTCGCCAATAACCATTTGTATCTTCTACAAGGTATCCATTCAACCCACAAGGATGTTTGAAACCTTGAACGAAGATATGAATGGTTGGTTTTTCTTGCATTCTCAAATTCGAGCCGACTACTTCTTGTTGCTCTGGCTCTAGTTCTAACTTTGAGATTCTATAGACCACGGGGCAGTCCATAATCTCCTGAATGTTGTCTTCCGACAATCTAATTGATTTTGCTAACTTCATATCTCTTTTATTTTAAATATTACTTCATTACCTACTTTTAGTTTCTTTCTTGTTTTTATACATTTTCTGAAATTCGTTGAGCATATCGAAGAACGCACATGGGTTATTGGCTGCGGTTTTTGCGATAGACTTTCCCTTAGGCAACTTACGTGCATCATATTGTCCGTATTTGAATAGGATACCTCTAAGCGCACAGAATAGCGCAGTAAAAATCTCACCTTCTGCCACGTTCTTGTCTCTATTCCATTCTGCACGAATATTGACTTCCAAGGTATTCTCTAACGTTCCATCATCTTTGAAACGAATGATATGTTCAAGCGGATGATAGCCACTAAACGAAAATTTCAATACACTAGGGTTGATATGCCTAGAAAAATAGGTATCAAAATTAAGTATAATATCCGTGTCGGCAGGGACTCTGCTTAGAATATCAACGAACTCGCCAGCCTTACCTAGAATAGGTTTTGGTGGATAACCTTCTGTATATTTCATACACCACAACTTTTTATCTTATTAGCATTACTCATTATATCTCCAATCTCGAAAAGAGTTTTACCAGCAAACCTAGCAAGGCAATTCATTAGCTTGCGAGAATATCTTGCAGTAATCTTTTCTGCCTTTACGATACGATGGTCAACTCTGCCATAACCACCACCTTTGCTAACATAATACAAAGCCCATCTAGGCTCCCAGTATTGCTTAATCTTATGCAACTCTTTCGATACATTCAAACCATCCAATACCATCCTCATATAGCGAGGACTTCCGTAGCAACCTTTCATTATCTTCTTGGCTTGTCTAATCTTCATAGCTATTTCTCCTTTCCGTAATACTTATCTGATAAGCCGTTGAATCGCTCATAGTTCGGCAGCTTGGGAGAGATTTCAAACTTCATAGTTGTAACATCATATCCTCTATCAGTCATTTCTTTGACAAACTCTTTGGTGAAGACATTATCGAAGAGATAATGAGCATCTGTTTGTGTCATAAACCCTAGAGGATGATAAGCACCAATGCAGTTCTCTTTCTTATCCCAATATGCCGTTAACTTCTCTTTCTTTTTAAGTCTCATACACTACTTCTTTTTTTCGAATTTATTACCAATAACAACCATATCTTCAGAAAGGTAGTGAACTAAGAAATCTTGCCCAAAGCAGAAAGCAGCAGCTTTACTATCCCAATTAATATCACCTCTTTTCTCGCCATTGTTATCTTTGTATGTAACTATATCCCCTTCATAGATAGGTGTTCCATTCTTATCTTTCAATCCTGTAAACTGGCAGACGGTAGAAGGGTCAACCTGATAAGTGGGATTTCTGTTTAACTTGCTTTCTTTCTGACGATTCTCAATGATGTATGTATTACCATTCTCTTCGTAGAAATATCCGCAAACCCATCCTTTTCCGTCAAGACGTTTAGCCTTGAACTTGATATTTTCTATTTTCATACGCTACAAATTTTCTTTTTCAAATTCACTCTTTGGAACACGATAACAAACTTCTGCACCATAGGAACGTTCTACGCCTTTTAAGGGCATTTCCTTTTCTAAAATATCATGTACCTTCGTGCCTTTTCTAACACTAATAGCTATATAATCATAGCTATCATTTATCATCAATAGTGAGTTATTTGTCATGTACACCTTGCCCTTCTTGGAAAGATTACTATGATTGATTGCAGGCTGGTAGTACAATCCACTAGCCTTATGTTTGATTCTGTAAGGTTTTGTCATAACTACTTACTTTTAAGTTCTTCAATTCTTTTATCACAATTCTTTATCATTCGTCTGAAGAAATCTTTTCTCTTTTCCATGACGAAGATTCGGTCGTACTTACCAACATAATAATCTCCTGACAAGAGGTCATTAATGTATATTCGTACTACTTCTTGCGACCAGTTATCTATAAATAGATAATAGGTTTCACGATTGGGGTGTACCATGAGGTACTCATAGTAGTGGAAATCGTCATTTTTAATAAATGTCACTCTGCAACCTTTTGTTAACTGACTTATGTCTTTTAATACTTCCATAACTATTCCTCTTTCATATAAGGACAAGCAACTACCTTTCGATAGTACTTACATTTATCCTTGTAATCACAAATATCACAAAAACAATACGCCATATTATATATGTTTAAAGTGAGAAGCAAGCACAGATAAAATAAAGTGCTTAATTTTAAAATTACCTAAAGAATTGCTTGCTTCTCGAATATTATTACTATCTTTGTACCGCTTAATTTTAAAAATTACATTTATATGAAAAATTTAATTACTTTGAAGTCGTATGATAATTCATACACCCGTGCAATTAACCCAGACCACATTGTCTCGTTCTTTGAGGTGGATGGTGATAGCTGTATCAAGTTATCTAATGGTGAGACTTTCACCACCAAGATGCAGTTCTATGACCTTGTGGAATTGATTAACAAAAGCTATGAGTAAAGATACTCATTAAGGCACTTGTCTCTATTTTCTGGGCAGTTTTTAATTACCCACATTCTATCTCTCCACTCTTTAAGGTGTGAGTTATAGACCCATTCAAATCGTGCTATGTTTGTGCTAATAGGAGCATTGATATACAATTTCTTCTTTAACCACTTACGTAGCACCTTTTTTATTAACTTTTCTGTAATCATATTCTTCTTTCTTTTTACCCTCTCCTGTTGCAGGAAAGGGTGGTTAGTTACTTAGATGGCTCAGTATATGATACTGGCTTCCAAACATCATAAGCCGTCAGTAAAGCAGGAGCGATAACTGATGGAGCGAAGATGATTGAAACTACAACATCTGGAGCATTCAACTCGTAGTTAACACCTTCTACTTTGTTTTCCTTACTAGCCCAGCCATAAGGCTTTGCTGTAATCGTAGAGCCATCTTTCTTTTTAAAAGTCTTCTCGCTAGAGCAAGAAGCGAACAAACTTGCAACGACTAAGGCTGCCAAAATAATCTTTTTCATATTACTTATATTTATATCCCATAAGGGATGGTTAGTTTTACTAAAGTTCATCAAACTCTTTTTGCAATCTCTGTTTTGTTTCATTCAGAAGCTGCTTGAATTTTGTTTTAAACTCTTCATCACACTCTGAAAGCCCCCAAATAGCATCAGCAAGACTACTGCGCATTGATTTTGTAGATATATTTAAGAGTTCATTTACTTTAGGAATTAAACTCTTGGCTAAGATATTTGCTCTTTCTAATTTTTCTGTATTCATATTACAATCTATTTATATCCTTGCGGATGGTTAATCATAAAGTATAACACAATCATTATATACTGATACCTCGTCAATCTTTAGAGGTTGTCCGTTTTCTTGTGTACCATGAGAATATGGGAAGTTGACTTCCATAGTCTTATCCTCAACCTTTGATAATTTGTCAATTAATTCTTCTACTGTCATATTCTATCTTTTATGCCCGAAGGCGTTACTAAAATCCATACCATTTCGAAATCATCGTTTTTATTCATTGTTTTAAAAACTTCTTTTCACGTCTTTTCAAGAACGACTTACTTCGATGTACACAATCTAAATACCAAAGAGACCTCTCTGTGTCGAAAAATCTTAAAGCATATAACATAACCTACACCTCCATTTCTGAATTAAGTCCTAAACCGAAGAGAAGGTGCTGGAGTTGATGAACATACATAATATTACCAAGAGTGATAGCAATTTTTGTACTACCTAAAGCAGAATGCCATGTATCACCCTCTTGTAACAATCCTATCTTATTAAGCCAATATGAATCAAAATCATCAGGTTTTTTCCATCCATTCTTCTCTAGAATCTCTGGAGTAAGAGGAATCGGATATAATTCCCCAATATAATCATATAGATTTCCATCCATATCTTCTAATGATAAGGCATTTTGTGTAGAGCAAACATATACTTTTACATACTTTTTTATTATGGTTTTTGGTATATAGTGAAAAGCCAAATCACCTGGTATATATTCTAATTTATCCATACGATTATTCTTTAAGTTTATTAAACTTATCCTTGTAAGGACAATCATCGGCTACAGACTCTATATTGTAGCTTTCCCCTTGCAACTTACAAGATATACAATCACCATATCCGAAGCTCCATACAATAAAGTGTGGGCATTGGATTTCCTTACATATTTTCTCTATCTCATTCATACGCTTTACTTTTTACGATGATTAAACTTATCACAACACCAAGTAAATTGACAAACCCAGCACTTTAATCCATCACATTTCTCGTTATGTAATTTATACTTATTCATACACTTTACTTATTAAAACGCAATTCTAAAATCCTTACCTTTCAAAGTAGGTCTCTTTTGGAGGACGTACTTCTCTAATTCTTCAAAATCTATCGGGAAGAGCGCACAATATTTATACTTTAATGTGCAGACAAATCTTCCGTTGAGCATAACATCGAACACAAATGTTTTCATTGTTCACCTCCCTCCTTTGGTAATAAATCATCAATATACAACCAACGAGTAATATTAGCACCCGAACTATAAGCATCCCAATTTTTAAACAGAGCATCATTTCTCTTGAAAGAAATGTAGGTTTTAATGCTTTCTGTTATTTTTGCTTCTGCAAGGACTTCTGCAAACTCTCTTGGCTTTTCACTAGCAGGATGCCATAAGTTATTTAATAACTCATTGATAGCCAACTTAGCACCTAGTCCAATGGCTTCTTTGATGTCCTCTTTGTAGAACATTTCCTCTTTAGTATCATTGTCGAAGACTACTTCTTCACCATTTAACAGAAATCTATCTTCATAGATTTCTTCCTTGGCTTCTTCTATTTTCTTATCTATCATATTATTAAGTTTTATAATGACCTCCACGACCAGTATTGTGCTGGGGCTAAGAAGGTATATGGGCATAAAGCCTTAACTTACTTTCGCTCATTCTGTGTCGTGGAAGTTGTATTATTCAAAATTATCTGTCGTACCTAAAAGATGCTCATTGCCTTCGTAAGGAATGCAGAATCTCCAAGTAAAACATGTAGTTACATATCTTCCATCATCTTCTTTAATATGACTAAAGAAACTTGCTCTCCACATATCATCATAACTATCTCTAACTAATACTTTCTCAAAAGGCTTGAATTGGAGTTCTTTTTTAATATCCACAATCTGCTTCTTCTCAGCATCCCAAGCCTTGCCTTCCTTTTCGAGAGCATCAAAGAGCTGCTGCTTCTCTTCTTCCGTGGCAAGGCGAAGTTTACAAAGGTCTTTCTTAAAGAAACTAGTTCTGCAGGCTATACTCAAAGTTAGACTACTTAAATCCATAGAAATAAATGAGCTATAACCTTCTGATAAACCAGTTCTGCCTGATACTATAAATACATCTTGTCTATTACCATAGTCGGCAAAAGCTATATCCCCATCCTTGAACTCAGGCTGAGCCTTCTCTATCTCCAAGGTCTCCATATTCAGTTTGCCGCCCAAACGTTCCTCGATGGTGTTGATGTAGGTCTGAGCTTCTTCTTTGTTTGCTTTGTAGAACTCGGATGTTTGCATGTAGTCTTCATTCTCTTCAAAGTTCACTATACTACCCTCTTCTTCCCATAGATAATAATGACCATGGAAAGTTTTGTAGGTATCATCTTTAAACCCATCGAAGATAATATATACCTCTGCATCTTTGTTAACTAGAATGTCTCCTTTCTTCCATGCGAACTTAGACCAGTCTCGCATTTCTTTGGAAGGGAATAATAACGGCTCTGCTCCATCGTAATCATAGAATTTGCCACTACTAAAGAATAGTGATGTACCTCCATTATGTTCCACAGCTATACCACCGCCACTTACATGTGAAAAAAATACTTCACTAAACAAAGGAGAATATAGCTTCGTATTTACTGGCTTATCCCTTAGTATCTCTGCTATGTTAATTTTTTCTTTCATATCACTTCACTCTTTTAAATTGAACAGCCTTTCCGTCTTTTCTAGTGCTTGCGCTACAGTCAAAATCTCCGCAAACATTCTCATAGATATTGTTACATATCTCATAGAAGAAACATCCATTACATTGTTCTTTCTCTGTCCCAACCACCTTTAAGACTATTTCTGCTCCAATAGGTAAATCTTCCATAGTTACACCTCCTCGTTGTATTTATAAACAAGCCCGACAACCAAATTGACAAGTTCGTGATTTGTCATAGCTCTAGTGTCTGTATTACCAAGTCTCAGCTCATCAATGATACGTTCTGCAACCTTCTTGATGTGCCCCATCTTAGACAGAGGAAAACGCTCAATGTCGGCAGCCTTATCAAGATGAAAGCACTCACGAAGGTAAGTACCACGGATATGTTCGATTGTCGAACTTTCGCGAGTGACAACCCATACGCCCTCTTCTAGAGGACTATACGAGAGCATACTAACAGGTTCATACTTTCCATTTATCTTTCTGTAGAAAGTCTTCGATATATCAAGGTCAGGAATCTTGTATTCCTGATAGCGACCCTTACTGTTCTTTGTGTACAGCGTTGGAATCTTTTTCATTTTTATTACGTTTTAAGTTAGCTATTCTAGTCTCTCTAATATACTCCTCAGATTTCTTCAATCCGAGTTTCTTAGCTTTCTTAGCGACCGCGTAAACGCTTCTGCCAACTATTCTAGCAATATCTTTGTTAGAAGTGTCTGGATAACCTGTTTTTAATGCTCTTAATTGAGCTTCATTCCAAGGAGTGTCAGTGTTATCTTGTGCGTCTTCTCCATCTACGATAATTCCGTTTATATCAAGATTAAGACCACTGAATATACAAGCATTCGCGAGTGCTTTTTCGGCACGTTTATAATCAAGCACCTTTTTACCGATGATTTCGAATCCGAGAGAGAGTTTGTCAGGGCACTCTGAAAACACTTTCTTATCTACAGATTCAGGATATATAGCTTCCACTGCATTACGCATACGAGAATGAACACCCTTAATTGGGATAATAAAGTATTCGGCTATATTTGTTGCCCAAGAACCATTATATTCATCCATTGTCTTTTTAAATGCAGAAACAGAATATTCAAGCATTCCGCTCAATATTCCAGACATAACAACCATTGTGTACATCTTATGTCTTTCAATATGATGCTTTGAAAATTGGTTATCTAACGCATAATAACATTTCCTTACATCATCTTGTAGATTGAACTTGATGATAAAAGTAAGCTTATCCCATATCTCAGACATGCCGTCAGCTTTCATCCGTTCTTTGAACAATTCAATCAATTCATCGGAAAATTCCTTCGCTTCTGTCATTCTTCTCTTTACATCAAACTTAAATAGCTTTTCATCTTCCGATACCAGTTTAAATGTTTCATCTATGTTAGACTTGACAATTTTAGCAAAGCCGCCAACCATCGAGTAGAAAAGCATGTAGAGTTTGCTTATCTGTTCTTTCGATGGAACTGCAAGAGGAACACCTGCGAGTACACACGAATTATTTGGATTCCAATTTGTCTGCATACTATTTAAGAAAGACTTTAAACATACCACCTATTACATTATCAACACTAATGCCTTCTGTTAGAAAATCACTTTTGAGAATATCATCAATAGAGTAACTCCAATCGCAACTACCTGTAAGACCACCCCAAGGGCGAAATGTCTTAAAATCAGATGATACATTATTGGCTGTCTCGTAGTTATACGCATGAGCGTTGTAACGTTTAGCAATTCTTTTGTCGTGATTAGATAAACCGTCCAAAGGAATCCTATAAACGTAATATTTTAGAGACAACGTAATTCTATCAGCGGTTGCATCAATGTAAAAGTCGCTACCACACTCGCCAAATTTATCATTGGTAACATGTACGTTTCCATACATATCTTCTATCGCATTCATCTTTTTTACCGCTAATCTTTTCATTAGGCTTTCTGTAATACCTCTTTGTTTTCTAGTCTCAATAAACGATTTCAGAAGTTCTTGTTGCAATAGTCCACATTCATTTGTTGGCTGTGCGAGAAAATTATTGATTACCATTCCGTCCATATTACTTTGATTTAATGTTTCCGTATGCAGCCATATAGCTATCAAGCTGCTGCGTTGCGTGTACCAGCTTCTGATTGTAGTTATCTCGCTCTGCCCTAGCTTTAGAGATAAAGATAAAGCTGACGATAAATGAGATTACTACCGTTATCACGATGAATAACCAAGGCAGCTTGTGTACTGCCTTATTGATTGCTCTTCCTATATTTCTCAGGATAACCAAAGAATAAACACCTATGAACACTACCGCCTGCTTGGTGGTTGCGTTAGTAACTTCTGCGATTTTACCTTTGCTTTCTACCATAATCAACTAATTTAAAAATATTGGTAATCTTCTGAAAATCTCATTATCAGGAGTTTTAAACTCCTTATCCCATGTTCTGTAAAGAACATTGAGATTCAGTTTCTTGGCGATGTATTTATAATTATTCTCAAACAAGTCAACATGCTCTTTGAAAACATATAGACGATTACTCTTCCTTGTACGGATGCTTTCTCTTATGTCTTCACGAAGATGTGCCGATGCGTATTTAAGCTGTTCCCAATCTCCCTTTGTCTTTGGCGCAAAGTTGATGCCATCCAAAAAATTATATCCAAAGTTGTTGATGTTAAACACAAATGCGCTACCAGATGTATAAACGTATACATTTTCGACATTTGGAAATTGTTTTTTAAGGTTTAAAGCAAATCTATCGATGTTAATATTGCTCATAAACGGCTCGCCACCAGTAATACAAACGGTATGAACTGTTTTCATTTCTTCTACTGTAGCTACAGGAATTTTGTCTATATCGTACATTTTATTACAACATAGATTGCATTTGTGGTCACAGTTATCAAGAATCATCAAATGCATGATTTCTGGTTTCACTTTTCTTTCTGCCATAATTCTAAAATTATTTGGTTCGGTTGCACCAGTTATCGGTAGATTGCCAATAACCAGCTAACCATATTTCTTTTGGTGTCGCATCAGGATGCTCACTGAGCCATTCCTCTGCCATTTTACTTACGTCCGCCATAATCACTTTCTTAAAGAATCACCTGTAAAAGGAACTGCTTTTGTTGTTGCTATCAGTCTATCTACAACTCTATCTCCATATCTCTGAGTAAGCTCGTCAATACTGAGGTTAGTGGTAATGATAAGCAATTTCCCCTTCTTTTCAGCAGCGTCACAAAGTTCAGCAAATGGCATACGCTTGTTGCCATAAGAGTTAAGATTATCCTCTGTACCAATATCATCAATATAGATAATATGAAGTTTGAGAATTTCATCAATCTTTTGGTTCAACTCTTGTGCGCTAAAGATGTTTACCACCTTTTTATGTACATCTTTAATAAGAAGAGGAAGGATATACATTCCGATTACCGACTTACCTAATCCGCAACCGCCGAACATCAATAAACCTTTTCCTTTGTTGTCTGTCATCCAATCAACAATAGGTCGGTAATTGCGTTCGTTCCATTCGGCATTACATCCAGACTTCATATTAACAACATACTGCAAGCCGCCACGCAAACGTTTCTCTGCATTAGGAATGCTTATTTGTACTCTGTCAATTTCTTGCGGATAACCAGTATCTCGCATCTGAGATACAAGGTTCTTGAAATATTCGCTATCTATTTGTTCCATCTATCAAGCCCTTTTGTGTAATCTTTATCTTTACTATTCTGCAAATTCATACCAACAGGAAGACTGTTGGTATTCTTATAATGATATTTATTGTTATTGCTCCACGTAACCAATCTGCTTGCAATTTGAAACACTTTCTCCATTTCAAACCGCATCTTTTTTCCACCATCATTTATTTCTGTCCAGTACCGATAGAAATCATTCAACATATCCCTTCCGTACTTTTCGATGTGAGGTTTCAAACTTTCTGCGAAATCTTTCTTTCGTTCCTTGATAGTTTTTTGTGTGTTAGCAAGTGTGTTACTTGATGTGTTAGCAGCACGTTTCCTACCTTTGTAACTTTTTATATCACAAATAGTTATTACGCTACCTTGGTGTGTTACTTGGTGTGTTAGTATGTGTGTTATATACCAATGTTTAAGCAACGTTCTTACGGTTTGCACTCCAATACATAGTTCACTCGAAATCTTGCGGATGCTAACAATCAATGTTCCGTTATCGTCTGCATTTGCGAGAAGATAAACAAACAAGTTTACGGCATTTGTCCTATCAAGTTTCATTAAATCACAATATTGTTCTTTGCTAATCTTAAAAGAATCCATTGTATTTAAAATTGTATGTTACACAATACTACTGCAAGTATTGCTCGTTTTTCTGAATATCATGCTGAATATGCAGTAGTGCGATATATTCATCAGAATCAGGAAAATCAAATCCAGCTTCTTCTTTTGCATACGATTTGAAATCAGAAATTGATTTACTCATTTCGTCTCTCGTAAGGTCAGCAGAAGAACGAAGATACTTATAGCATTCTCCTGTGAATTTATCAACCCCCTCTCTGAGAAATATATCTTTGTTCACTACTAGCTTATAGAAATGTGTCTTGACTTCGTCTAGAGTGTAGCCGTATTGAAGCGCAAAGGCTGATAGAAGTAAATGAAGGTAGGCATTCTGATTTAAGGAACGCCCACGCTTCTCTTTTAATTCTACCATAGCACATTTGTTCTCCAACTCGGTTACTTTTGCTCTAAACTTTTCTAGTTCAAACACATTTTTAAGATTGAACCACATTATCGCATTTTTTATATCAAATATGAATTAAAACTACCCTTTCTTCAAATCCTTCTTTTGAAGTATTGAATTAAAATAGTTTTCTGCTTGTTTTTCACTCGTAAGCCTTGTACCATCCTCTTCATAACAAAACAAATCTTGATGATTGAATATCATGTGTCTATGCAAACACTTATGAGCTTTACGTGAGACTTGGAATACAGAGTTGAGAATATGATAATCCCAATGATGGAACTCAAATCCTTTCTTTGTAAAACCGTACTGGCGAAATTTTCTTGCTATATTATTATAAGCATTTGGCAAGAAACTATGTAAGCCTGTTGTTTTATATTTTTCTCTGTATCCAAGTCTCTGAAACTTTTCTCTTCCTCTCGCTCGCTCTTTTTCTACCCATTCTGGGTCTTTGGATTTTTTAATCCATCTATTATGAGCATCCTTCTTCGTGCAATCCTTGCACTTATTGAGGTGTCCATCGCCCATTTGCGAATGTTTATAAAATGAATCAAGCGGTAGAAGTCTTCCGCATTTAAAACAAACTTTATATTCCATAGGCTTACTCAAAATGGCAAATCCGAACTATCCCCTTGTGGCTGTGCTGGTTGCTGTACTGGCTGCGGTGCAGGTGGAAACAGATTTTGCGGATTCATCGGGTTTGCCACGCCAGCAGCATTAGCAGAACTTGCCATAGCTTGTTGCGCTGCTTGTGCGCCAGACTGAACATTGCCACTAAAACCGCCACCTTGTGCAGGAGCTTGCTGAGTCTGACGGATAACGTTCCAAGCGTTAATCGAGTTAAACCATCTTCCATTATATTCTATAGCATTAATATCGAACTGAACGGTAAGAATTTCGCCAAGCTGAATGTTAAGTTGGTCTATCTTGTCGTTTGTAACATCGAATGCCAGTTTTTTAGGGTACTGCTCTTGCGTCTCCAACACATAGGAAATGCTACGCCACTGATTACCTCTTCGTGATGTTCCGCTTCTTTCAGGTAACACCACAATAATTTTTCCTTGTAGTTCCATTATTACATATTAATAATTTCGTCAATAAACTCATTTGCCAACATAACTCTAGCTTCCATAAGCTTTACATCGTCTCCATTTCTCTCAATCTCAGCCCAATGAATAGGCTTAGACAACCAAGGGCAGTATGTAATAAAGATACCACTAGTAGCACCAGTACAACTCATTTCTGCCATCATCTGCCAGTAGTACTTAGGCTCAACTTCTTTGAGCGAAGCAGCATCGTGGATAAGCGTGCGATATTTCATATAAGTATTGATGTTAGGGCATTTAACCTCAATAATCTTAATATCGCCACCATCACGACCATAGATTGCACCATCAGGAGAAGCTGCGAAGTAAGGGATTGTGTCGTGCTTACAAGAAGAAACATCTGCAATCTCTATTCCTTCGTTTTGTGGAAGTTGGCAGAAGCAAGCCTTTGCTTGGTCTTCCATATCAGCACCCCACTGCATTGCCTTTGTGTTTACGGAAACTTGGTCGATGTAATCTTGGAATATATCGTCATCGTTCAAGAAATCGGGATTGAAAAGACGTTCACCTGCAATCTGAAATAAATACGATTTGGCTGTATCTGAGAAGACTTCATCTTTCTTACGCCCAGACTTCATAAGGTCAGCAACCTTTGAACCTGTTATGTGACCTATCCTATTTCTGAACCACGTCAAACTCCGTTGTTCTACATTGTCGGTAATCATTTATGTTCCTCCTTCTTGGCAGCATCAGCCTTGGCGGCTTCGGCAGCCTTTGCAGCAATATTCTCTTTCTTCTCGCTTTCGATGTTATCAACATACTCTGGAGCAAAAGCATCAATATCCAAATCTTGAACATCAGAAGTATTGGTATTGATAACCGATTGGTCGAAAGTAACCGCATTCTGCATTTCGATTGATTTAGGAGCAAACTTCAAAATGGATTTGAGAACCGTCTTCTGAGCCATAGCATCGAAATCTGACTTCCAAGGGGAATTGAATCCAGCTCTGAAAGCTTGGCTAAACTTTGTAGCATGAGCCTTCACCTTGTCAATATCCCAATAAGCAACCTTCGTGAAACCATTGAGAAGTTCAAACTTAGCCATATAACCGATAACCTTATCTGACTTCTTTTGTTTCTTGTCGAAGACATACTCTTCATCGAACTCATCACCTGACACATATTCTCCTTCGTGAACAGGAGCAGCGAGAATTTTCTTAAACTGACCGCTTCGTTGACAAAGTTGGAGCAATCCTAAATAACCAACTTGAAACTGTGCTTTCTTTCCATAAGGAATAATGTAGCACTGACCAAGTGTAGGTATCACCTGCAACTGCATTGTTGCAGCGACCATAGCAGCACCGATAATACTCATAGGTTCGGCATTACGAAGTTGTGGATTTCCGTTAGCCACACTGATAACCGAACTCATAAAGCTATTAGCCATTTGTGGGCTATTCCAAACCTCGTTGAGTTTTCCAACTACGGCAGGTGAGTGCATTAACTCACCGAGCGACATATTGTTTTGTTGTGTCGCAACTTGTGTATTACTCATTTTGCGTTTAAAATTTAAAAATTAATCACTGATACTTCCATTCCCAATCTTTGCAAACGTAATCACCATTGTAGCTTGCATTAGGGTCTTTGCAGACTTGGAGAAATATACAATCGTGGCAGCTTCTTTTATAGAAAGTTGCTAGTTTACTGTTTGCCATACCAGAAACGTTTAATGAACTCTATCAATATAACTAAAGTACGTCTCCACCATTACCGAGCCAGTAGATGTAGGTCTTTCGTAATAATGTGGTATTGTACCTAACTTTCTGCCATCACCATCAAGGTAATTCAGAAAAATAGCTCTAGCCGCCACTTCTCTTGACTTGTTTGAAGTAAGTTCCACCAAGCAAGCGTGTAACTTGCGTTGATGGATTACTGCATTAGCCATTTTTGACGGCATAGACGCTATAAGTTTGTCGATTCTACTCATTCTTTTCCTCTTTATTTTCGGAAGATGTAGCGTGATGTTCGAATATATCGAAGACATGAGTTTCGTTGAGACCTACAATGTCGTAATCCAACATTGATTTCCCCATCACCTCATCAACGTATCGAAGAGCACGTGCCAACGATTTAGCCTGAACCAGATAAGTTACGTTAGAACGCTTCTCTTTTTCGGATTTCTCATCAATAGTGATAAACTGACACTTTGCCTTGTACCACTTATCATCATCATCTAAGTCAGAGAAGAAAATCTCGCCATAGTTAGTTTTCTTTGCGCTTGTAACGGCAGAATCGCCACTAATATAGCAACTCATTTCATCAATGATAGATGTTTCTGCCTCGGTGCAAGAAAGCGCATCAACAACATAAAGTTCGTTGACAACTTTTTCCGAGCCATCCTCCATCGTCTTTTGGTATTTGATTTTTGTCTCATACCAAGTACTAGTTCTCGCTCTCATTACTCACCATCCTTTCCGTCTTCAGCCAAAGATGCGATTTTAGCGAAAATTTCTTTGGCAATATCGCCTTTGATTTCGATGCATCTTACGTTGCCATCGTTATCACCGTCACCTTCACCATTGTGGAGTGTTTCATCCTCGTTCTCCAGACGTTTGCGAAGAGCCAAATTCTCGTTGTCGTGCAACAACTGGTCGAGAATCAGTACACAATTTGTCTTCTCAATTGTTGCGTCATCACGAACAACCTCATCAGTACTATTGATGATTTTCACCAATTCCTCATACTCTTCCTTGGTCTCACAATTACGTGCGACACAACCGATAACCTTAAAGCGGTCAATCTCGAAAACCAACTTAATTTTGTCTTTTGCCATAATAGCTACATATTTAATTAATTAAACAATAATAATCTTTCTCTTTCTACTCTTTTCTTTTTGCATAGCTTTACGCTAGCCTTGCAAAGTTCAGTATTATTTCTGTAATACTCTCTTTGCTTTTGCAGTCTTTCTTCACGATTTCTCATATATCTTTCGTGGTCGAGCTGACTGCGCCTTGATTCACTTCTCATTTTGCTAATCTTCTTTATCCAGACCTAACATCATCGCTATTGCGCCAACAACTGCGAACATAAGAGCGGTTGCAGTAAGCGAAAATAAAATTATACTCATACCGATTATTTATCCATTAACTTTTTGAATATTTCTTCTTTTTGTTCTCTAGCACCTGTAATGTAAGCAGTTGCAGCGAAGTCCTGAATAGACTGCCATATACGTTTATCTTCGCCTACAAGACCTTTACCGATTTCTGATTTTTCGATAAAATCGTATGCTCGCTTCACGACATCTTATGGAATGCCGCTTGCAATCATTTTCTTTCCGAACTCACTAATCATAATTTATTTATTTAAAGTGTTATCAAATCCCTTGCTCTCAATCTCTCTCAATACTGGATTCTTATCTTGAAGCATACCCATTTCTTTGAGCTTGATTTGAGTTAATGTTCTTTTCAATTCATAGTCAAGAACATTATTTGCTTGGCTCATAAGCTTTGCTTGCGCACAAGCTACATTAGTGTCTATTACACCTTTATCTAGCTTTTCCATAGTGTTGAATATAAATGCTAGAAAAGATTTAGTATTCACTGGAGCAGACATTTCGTTTACCATATATCCTTTGCTTTTGATTTAAGACATTCTATCGCTATACTGATTACCTTTGTTCTCAGCAACTTCCTATGCTTGATTTCCCTCTTTATGATAAGATTCTTACGATAGTGTCTCTTTTGTTTCATAAACTCGTTGAGAGTATAAATGAAATCAAAATCATCATCCATGTATTCTAGCTTATCCATTTCAAGAATATATTTTAGCAAATCCATTGCGTTGAAGTCGATATAAAAGGTTTCATTAAGTATATCGGAATATTTCACGTAATGATAAACAAGATTCTTGATATAGCAAGATTCTTGCTTTACAAAAGAATGAAAACCACCATTTATAGAACCAGCAAAACCGTAATTTTCGATTTTTACATTGATTACTTCTGTGATTTTCTTGATGTACTCTTGTAGCCTAAAACACCTATCTTCATTTTCGTAATAATCAATACAGTTTATTATATCCCAATCAATATTTATCATAATTCAAAACACTTAATAACTTTTTTGCCGCATACAGCCTTGCTTGTGAAGTTGATTATCTCAGCAGCAAGAACAAGAACAAGCATAACAACAAGATAGCTAATATAAAACATACCTTTCATTATCCAAAAGCTTTTTTAATCTTTTCTATCTTTTCAGAATTTAATCTACGATAACAATCGAAGTAGCCAGTTACATATATGGAGAACAGATTCAAAGCTCTCATATTAAAGTAACCATCGTCACAAAAATCCAATATCTTACAAACTAACGCCCAAGGCTCATTTGGGTCTAATCCCATAATTTTCATACGCTCAAAATCGCCTTTTGTCAATGGGTCTTTCTTTAATTCTTCAATCGTTAATCTCGCCATTTTACACCTCCAATACTTAAAAATACCGATGATAGCCGTCAAATTTCAAGAGTGCTACTATTTCTAGCAGTGTACCATTATCGTTCTTGCCCAAGGAACACTATCATCGGTTGGGCTTTGTTATGAAAGAAAATAATATCCAAAGAATAATCGGTGCAGTGCTCAGACTATTACATAGTGAACATCACGCAAGTTCAACCACACCGATTCACGTGAATTGCATATATAATGGGCAAATGAAAATTACATATCGAACAATGTAGGTGCATTTGTATCAGCCTCGGCAGCTTTACAATTTCTAACCGCCAAATCAAAGTAACTATCCTTTAATTCAAAGCCGACGCCAAAGCGACCCATCTTAATTGATTGAAATACTTCTGAACCAATTCCAAGGAATGGAGTAAGAACCTTATCGCCTTTATTACTCCACAAAGTAACCGCTCTTTCTATAATATCTAAGGATAATGGGCATATATGCCTTTCATCATTAGCACCACGTGCGCTAGAACCATTGAGAGTATTTGAGTAATCAATATCCATCCACACTGGCGAAGCGTACTTTTGCCAAGTATCAACAGATATATCACAATGAACTGGGTGTTCATGCTCGCCTTCCTTTCGGAATACCATAAGATAGTCAGGGATGCCGACACGACTCATAGCCGCATCTTTCTTTACTTGCTTATGGAGAAGACCGAGTGCCTTTGTTCTCTGCATTTCAGTTACAGGATTCTTCCAAATCGTTACTCTTGAGTGATAGATGAAGCCTACTTCTTGAAATGCTTCAAGAATCATACCTGAGAAGTCACGAAGACCGATATATCCTTCCTTACCTTTTTGGATAGGCAAGTCCATACAATGTACGGCAACGTTACGACCGCTCCAAAGAACTCTGTATAGTTCTTTAACAAGATATTTGAAGGCAGTAAAGAACTCCTTATAATCCTTTGAATTACCCATATCCTCTAACTTATCGGAATATGTGTAAAGTTCCGCAAATGGTGGAGAGAAAATAGAGAATCCAATACTCTCATCGGGAACATTCTGAATGAGCTGTACGCAATCGCCTAGGCGAATGTCACAGTTCTTTGATTGATACTTATTATCAACTTCCATCTTCTTTAACTTTATCTGATTATTGATGTTACGACACATAGCCTCGGTCATAGACTTCTGCATTTCAAGGAACTGCTTTTGCTTTTCCTCGAATGATGATTTCACGTTCTGCATCGTATCAAGAGTAATGATGTGGATATTCACCTCATCTTTCTGACCGAAGCGATATGAACGTCTGATACCTTGATAGGTAGCTTCAAATGAAAAATCAAGTGAAGCAAACATCTGATTACGGCAGTTCTGATAGTTAAGACCGAATGATGCAATCTTCAACTTAGTGACAAGCACCCTAAACTCGTTGTTAGCAAATCCGAGCAACTTATCTTTCTTGTATTGCTTGCTATCACTACCTTTAACCTCAACTGCATCGGGAATCAGTTCACGAAGAACCTTGCCTTCCTCATCTTGCCCAATCCAGATAATCCAATTCTCAGAAGAAGCATTAACAATCTCAGCAACTCTTTCAAGACGTTGCTTGATAGTTCTTCTAAGCTCTTTATGGAAATCCGTTGCAGACACAGCCATATCATTAAAGAGAGCACCGTTATCTTTCTTCTCGGTAACGATGTAGTCTTCAATAACATTCATTGGTGGAAGAATATATCCATCATCGCTAAAACCAATATCAGATGGTTTACTGAGCATTACTGCCCAAGTAGAAACGAAATCCCAAAAATCTTGTTGTGCATGACCTTTCAGTCTCCAATCAGATGTAGAACCGCCATCATGAACAAAGTACATCGCAAGCATTTCGTTTCTTGTCATAATATTCAAGAACTCTGCATGATTGCAAAGCTCGGTTGTATCGTTTGGAGAAGGCGTTGCAGTACAACACAACTTATAAGGTGTATTCTTGAAATCCTCAATAAGAGCGGTTCTTGTCTTACCTGCAAAGTTCTTCAATATTGAACTCTCATCAAGAACGACCCCCCCAAACAGATAAGCATCAATGTTATCCATATTATCATAGTTGGTAATATAGATACCAGCATCCAAGTCCTGGTCGAATGTCGTAAGAGCAATCTCAGTTACTTTGTAGCCGAAATGAACTCCTTCTTTGATTGTCTGACCTATAACACCCAATGGCGCAAGAATAAGAACAGGTTTATTAATGTGGTTAACCACTTGTTGTGCCCACTCTAATTGCTGGTACGTCTTTCCCAATCCACAGTCTTCAAACATAGCAAAGCGACCAACTTTCAATGCTCGCTTAACACAATACTTTTGAAATGGGAATAGTTGAGGACTCAAATCACTATCCTCAACGTCAAAACCGCTTTCTTGAACGGCAGTCTGTTTTTCTGAGAGAAATTTCAGATAACCGTCTAATTCTTTTGTATTCATCTTTTAAACTGTTTTTAAAAGGATGCTTCGTTTCCGATGTTTCAAAAGACACACCACATACCAAACTTACGAGAGGTTTTATTTCCCCTTGGTGCGTTTTCGATTCATACTCTTGCCCAAAGAGCAACTCCACATCCTATTCCACGACAACCTAAGTCAGCGTAGGGGCGGTTTACATAACTAACTATAAATTTTAAATAAATTATGAATGAATTAAATCTCACAATAACTATTTCCGTCAGGTGGGTAGTCGATTATCTTCCATTCGTTCTTCTTGATATGGATAGCTTCACGAAAAACCACAAACGGCTCACCATTATGACGTTTCTTGTTGTGTGCAACAATCTTATTGATACACCCCTTGGCAGTCATTCTGAACTCCCTGAGAGAATGGGTGTACTTAGATTTCACATCACATACAATCAACTTTTTATCTTCCCAAAATATGAAGTCTGGTTTATAGCTATGACCGCTAACCATCAGTCTTTTATCGTACCGAACCTTTGTTTTGAGCTGTTTCGGCACAATCATATAAATGGATTTGAATATGCTGAGTTTCACTTGTCTATGAATACAAGAAACTCTTTTATCAGCAAGAAGAATTTGGTGATACAGATATTCTTCTTTACTATCGTACTCAGTACCATCTTTCGATGTGTACTTGTGTTGAACAACCCTAGCAGCAGCCATAGCTAATATTCTTTAGAAAAGTTGCTCGGATTCCAAACTAGTTGTTGGTAAGCAGCATCACCGAACTTCTGCCATTCTCCTGTCGCAAATTCAACAAGCCAATCATTTGTATGAGCAATCAGACAACCTCTAGTCTTGTTGTCTTTGAACTGACAAGTAATTGACTTGCCATCTTCACCGACATCAACATACTGTAAGCATTTCAGACCTTGCAGCGTTTTTAAGTGGTCTCTGTGAACCTTTATACTATATATAATCTTCATGTTCTTTTCGTAAAAAAACCTTGGCGGCAGACTAACTTAATAATCTGACCGCCAAGGAAAAACAGCCTAATTTTAAAATTTAATCATTTTCTTATGACAAAGTAAAAAATGCGCCCTTAGATGGTATCAAGCCATCTTCTCTACATACTGGTCGGAGCATTAAATCTACGTATGTAGCGCATTACCTAATTGCTTTAAGGGCAAAACTCAACGACTTATCACAAGCAGTTGAGAAAAAAAATAAATTATTTAAGTAAACAAAACACTTAAAAAGTGATAATTCCAAATAAAGTACAACTACTTTCACAAGCTGTCATACAAGTATGAAAGATAATTAATAATAAAAAAATGTATTGAGTAGTTCCAGACTGAATCGAACAATCTCTAAGAGAACCAAAATCTCTTGTGCTACCATTACACCACAGAACCATGAAGCATCATATTCTCACGAACTTGATGCTAAAACTTAGAAAACTTTACCTTATAACCTTATAACCAAAAAAATGAGTGTTGCAGGTACAGGACTCGAACCTGCGACCTCCAGGACATGAACCTAGCGAGCTACCACTGCTCCAACCTGCGATTTGTGCAGCCTATCTTCACAGACAGACTGCATTGCCATCATTGTCAAATTCAAATTCAAATTTTGTTAATTAAAATATGAACAAACAAGTAATCAAATAAAATATTTATGCAAAAACATTTAGAACTTTGGAGATATTGTCGGATTCGAACCAACATTTCCATACGATAAGAACGGTATCTTCAAGTTGTATGACGTGCTTCCGTTTACACTAAATATCTCTTTGTTGTTATTTAATTAAAGTATTGAGAAGTAATCTCTACTTTAAAGTAGTGTTTAAGTCTCATTCTTTGACTTAACTCTGTTCAGAGTTAGCTAGACTTCTATATTCGTAATAAACGTTGTACTATCTAATAATAATAATTGAAAATTTGTGCAGGGAGGCGGAATCGAACCGCCACTATCTCACACGATAAGAAGAGGTATCATCTATTGTGCGAGGTGTGCAAGATTACCACTTACACCATACCCTGCTGTTTTATGTATCTAAAACCATGGAACTTTCTGTCGTTTGTGAATGCCACGATATTAATCGTTTCCGTATTCCCGATACAGCTAGCATTGACGTTCCGTATGACACTCCATACATATTATAAATATCTTACACGTAAGATGGAAATAATACATACTTCGACTAGAATACTACATAGCAAACGATACAGACCTATATTATGCCCTTTGCTTGTGCTGATGTTTCAGCATAGTTCATCGGTATAGTCTATGTAATATCTGTTACTGACTAGTTTTTCGTATGTCGTGCGTCCTTTTCGCCAGGTCACGGCATCCATTGATGCTCTCCGGCTACTTCTTTTCCACGCATACTATATTCTGTGCGTCAATATGTCAAAGAACTCTTCTCTAGCTTTCAGTTTCATCACTTGTAGTGATAATCTGATTCTAAAAGAATTGCGGTTTCAGCAGGATTCGAACCTACGACCTATCGGTTAACAGCCGACCGCTCTAACCATCTGAGCTATGAAACCATATTGGGCGAGCATATAAAAGAAATAGTTAAAAACTCGCCCATCCACCACACTTGGTGATATTAAACAACAGAACTCTAACATATACGATGGCTTTCAAGCAGATTATCTATATCGCTTGCGAGGAAGAATGCAGAATTACCTATCATGCAGTGTGGTAGCTTTCTGCTCTTTCTCAATTCAACGATGAATGACTTTCCCATACCTATGTATGATGCAGCTTCATCAGTTGATAGCCATTTCTTAGCAATCTTTTCGACCACTACTTTCTTCTTCGGTGTTGCCATTTTATTATTCTCCTATTACTTTTCAAGCATCCTTTTCAGAAATGCTTTTTCGTTTTCTAGGCATTGTACTCGTTCTTCAAGCCTTGCCTTCTCGATTCGTAATTGTGTTGCGTCATCTATCTGATCTATCATTACAGGTGCATCACCTTTTCCGTAGGCGAGCCATTGTAAATCAACCTTTAGGTTAGAGCAAATAGCCATCATAGCTGCCTTGGTAAAATTCTGCTTACCTCTTAGCATCTTTGATAGGTTAGAGCAATCGAGACCAACATCAATCGAAAACGACCTTGTGGACTTGTAGTTGCCCAACTCTATAACCTTTGCAACCCTCTGACGAACCTCTTCCTGATTATATTCTATCTTCATTATTTTCTTAAAATAACTATATTTAACCAAAAAAAAGTTTGGTGGAATGAAGTTAAATAACTATCTTTGCAGTGGATAAATAGCTTAGACGGTGTTTTAAACTCCGTCCCACCTTTTTCGTCTATCAGTGTTGTAACTGATTAACGATTGCAAAGGTACGGAAACAACCTCAAATAACCAAACTTTTCGAAGAGAAAGTTTTGTTGTTCTTGATTATTTAACCTTTGTTTACGAAAGGTGGCGCATAATGTGTAATTTCTAAACAGATTTTAAGAATTATGAATGATATTGCGAAGAACTTAAAGTTTTGCTTCGACATAGGTAAATTCAAGTCGATGTCTCAGTTTTGCAAGGTAATAGGTATAGACCAAGCTAATCTCAGCAAGAAGATGAGCGAAAGCAATACCAAGTATTCTTTCAACAAGAATGATATTCAAAAGATTTGCTACAATCTAGGTCTGAGAAAAGAATGGCTAGTAAATTCTGATGGCGATATGTTTGATGATAAAGCTGCCGTTAGTCCAAGTGACTGGGTTTTTGGTAAAGATAGAACACCTAATATAAATATGGTGAACGAAGAAAACGCCCACCACAACAAACAGATAATTGGAGACTTCTCAGAGAGCGAAATCAATCTGTTGCGTGAGCAGGTGGCAGACCTGCGCAAGCAAGTAGAGAGCAAGGATGATCAAATCAAGTAGCTAATGGATTTGCTTGCAAAGAAGTAGGAATGCAAGTAATATGCAAGTAAGGTATAATTTTAACACAATATGAAAACAAAGAAACTATCAGTAAACACTATATGTGTGAGGGTGGATATACCCCAAAAAATGGTGAGCGAGATTGATATACCGATGGAAGTTATAGGCAGGGCATTAGGTCATGCGATGTGGGATAATGCGGTAACATCAACCTACATTAAATATGATACAAAGAAGATTGATGAAGCCAACAGAAAGGTTATTGATTACCTTAACAAAGATTTAAAAGATACAGATTTATAATTATTACAATTAAAAGGGCAAATAAAAAGGGAGGCTACGAACCTCCCTTTCTTGCTATTTATCCGATAGAATAGTTTCTATCTTCTTACGGTAATCAACAGAGCCGTCAATGAATGCGTGCATAAACAGAATACTATCGCTTATTGGTAAGCTGATAGGCTCGTTGATGAAGTCCTTTGTGACTTCCGAGTTATTCACCAATGCGGCAACAAGACGTTTCTTTTCGTAATTGAAACCTTGTGTAAATCCTGCGGCGAATGGTGTAAGCGAGTGAAAGAATGGTATTGGTTCTTCACTCAGTTTTTGCAGTCTCTGTTTCAGAGTCATTTCCTTTGTCTTTACCATCATTATTTTTCTTTTCAATTTCTTTCTCCATTTTATGCAAGCGTTCAACTTCTTGCTCGTAGAGGTTATCAATCGCATCAGAATACTTTAGGTATTGTGTAAGACTCTTCTTGCGCTGCATAAACTCAGCCTTATTCTTGTACTTCATACCTTGTAATGCGGTCAGTCTGTGACGCTGCATTTCAAGTTGCAGCTCATTGCAAAACCACACCATATTCTGCACAGCTTTTTTCTCCTTACTCTGTATTTCCTTTGAGAGGTTAACAAGAGCTTTGTATCTTCTGTTCTCCACGCTTATTATCAGTTTGAATATTACCCAACTGAATACGAATGCAATCCAAGCAAATGCAACACCAAAATTGCCAATACAAGCGTAGAATATTGCAAACGTAACACCCAATAACATTTCGGCATAGTAAATATCGAACCATCCGAAACGCTTCTTAATCATTTTCTTCATGTCTTTTGTTTGATAAATTATTGTTGAGACGAATATAGAAATCCTCATCACTTTCTCCATTCTGCTTAAAGCTAAGATTGTTCTCTTCGATAAAGTCGAGGATAATCCAAATGCTCTTTTTGCCGAGGTTTCTAATCTTATCCAAATCAGACTTACCATGGAATTTGCGGAGTAAATCGCCTACGGTATATACGCTGCACCATCTGAACATATTCAGAATACGAACAGGAAAGCCACAGTCGTTTACATCTTTACCAAGTATTAATGGTGGAAGTATTGTTCCACCGATAGGAGTATCGCCTTTTGCACGTCTGTATTCATCATAACTAGCTTGTGTTGCTTTTAGTTTCTTCTTTAAACCATCAATCACGATTCTCAAATCTTGATTTGTAGCAATCTCGGCAATGGCGGCATCCTCGTTGTACGTCAGCTTATTGCACGTCTTCTCTACAATCTGTCTGATTCTAGTTGCTGATACGCCATACTTGAGTGACAACTCATCATACGTCATCCCATTAATAATGTCCTTTAGCAACTTAGATTCAAGATAGCTGAGTTTTGGAGTGATGTCAAGATACGACATAGCGTTTATTACGCCAAAAAGCATACCAACAGCGCTGGCAGCCAGTTTGCCGTTTGCGGTCGCTCTGTTTCTCAACTCGGTAAGTTCGACGTTTATTGCACGCTTGTGCGCTTCAACTTCTTTGAGCTTATCATCTATCATCTTTTCGTTGGCAGCAAGCATCTTGTACTTCTCGGCGTATTTCTCAACGTCTTCACTATTTACGTACAAGATACCATGCTCGCCTACACAACTTCCAATGAGACCTTGCTCGATGTAGTTACTAATAGTCTGTCTAGATAAACCAAGTATCTCGGCAGCTTTGTTTCGTGTGATTCTAGCCATATTACCAACTCTTTTATTATTTCAGATTTGAATCTGCTAATCTCAGCTCTAACTGCTGTATAATGTTGTCGATTGTCTTTCCCTTATAGTCAATGGCAATCTCCTTCAATGTTGCAATCTGAGCCATAATATTAATTTTATCCCCTGCTGTCATCATAATCAATATTGTTTAATTAAGATGCGGTGCTTGCAAAGTTGTAGTGAACAACATAAACATAACCGCCATACATCTTTCCGTAAGTAACCTCTATGAAGTCAAAGATAATATCTCCACAATCCTTGTATGGAATCAAAGTTTCAGTAGGGAACGCTTTGTATTTCGTATAGTGGCGGCTTACTTCTTGCGAAAGCAACTGCTTGAAAATATCCACTTCGCCATACTTTGTGAATACACCTTTGAACTCGTTTTCGTTGTCTATAGCAACAACTACTCCAAGTTCTTTCTTGATACATACACTCTTATATTCGTTGTGAATGCCGTTAAATATCTTTTGTGTAGTAAGAATACCTTTAATCTCTTCCATATATCAATTTCTTAAAATGTGAACACTAACAGCCTTGTTTACTGCATTATGCTGCGACTCATTAAAACTCTTTATAAAGTTACGTTCCATTTCTTCAGGAAACATAGCTTTTTTCGGTTTCGGCATTGATAACGTGCCTACTACTTTGTATCCCCCCATAAGGGTAATTACACACTTTCGAGTTATTCTTTCTTCTACAAACATATTCTCTAAGTTTAAACGTTACTATACATATCCAACAATATCATTTTCTCTAACTTGGTATGTTTCTTTGTCGAAATTCATTCTGACATCATACACTATTGATGGAACTCCTTTTTCATGCACTACGTTATATATGCCTTTTATATTAATAATAGTGCAAGGTACATTTGCAAAACACGAATCATTCACTATCACTTTATCACCAACACGATAAATGGAATTTCTTACTGCATATTCATCAGCAAGTTTATCCATTTCGTCTTGATATGAGCGGCGTAGTGCTCTGCGACTGGCAGCAAAATCGTCTCTTGTCATTTTGCCTTTTTCTACGAGAAGTTCTTTAATGAACTTCATTCCTTCTATAATCTTATCCATATCGGTTATTTTTTAGCATTCAGTAATCTTTCCTGCTTTTCTTTCATAGACTTGATGATAGTGTTCTGGACTTTTTCGAGTACGAACTTTGGAGTCTCATTATCACGAATAAAAATCGGATAATAATACTTATGCCGATTGAAGAACTTCGCATCATCATCACCCGAAATCTTGATAAAAATACAAAGTTCAGACAACACAAGGTCACTATGACCTTTTCTGCCCTTATGTTTAGGTTCAGAGTACTTGATGTTATTCTCATCAAGAAACTTCTTCACCTTCTCTAACTTTGTTTCATTCTTCATAATCAAATATCTTTTTAATTAAACAATCATGTTACTCACACGCACGTTAGTATAATAAACTATTCATATATTACCACTAACTAATAGTGTGAAAACGTCAAAAACAGAAACACTAGCATTTAATCAGGCATTCCGCATCCATTATCCATTGGAGTAAAACTGCCTTTACTAGTTGTTCCAGTACCTGTCTGACTTTTCTTTCTTCTGCATCCATATCCGTATATGATGTGCCGACCACAACTTCTTTTTGCGTCTCTGCTTGTTATCTCGTATGAACATGGTATGCAAACATAAGCGTTATCACCAATTTCAAAAGTCGGATTCTTACGACCGAACCTAACCAACATCGTTTCTACTTGATTAGGCACACGCTTGTCTGCCATGTGCAGTTCGGCATAAGTTGATTTAATCTGCTCTTTCTTGATTAAACGTTTCTTGATACCACTAACAGAACCATGCGACAAACCGATAGCACTCTGTAATTGATTCATCGTGATAAAGGTTGAGCGACACAAGCGATTTGATTTCTTATTACCACTAACGTGTGAGCTGTTCGCCTCCTGACTACCAATCTGAAACAGAAACAGAAGTTCATTCAGTCTGTTATATATATCCTTTAGTGTATATTGTTTGTTCACTTCAATTGTGAACATCTTTGCACCTTTGAAAACTCTTCCGTTTTTATCAAGTTTCCTTGTATCATCCTTAAATGATGTAACAATAAAGCGACCATCCTCTTTAACAGAGAATAAATCATCTGTCTTGATAGCATTAAGCAACAGTTGAGCCTTTGGTTGTGAAATGTGAAGGGTACGCATCAGTTGCCTTGTACCCATATCAAACATTATAGAATTACTATGCTGCATCTTACACCAAATAGCAAAGCACAATATAGTCATGCGCTTACTCCTTTCTACCTTGGAGTAACCGCAAGCATATCGCTCTACCAGTTCTACATTGATGTTTAGATGTCTCCGCATAGCAAAAAAAGAAAGGATTCCAATAAGTGTAGTGGCACTTAATGAAATCCCTATATTTTTAATCTCTTCGGTCTCTTTCGAGCACCTACTTAAAAAATATCATTATGTTACAAGCTGTAATTTACCACTACATCGCGCTTTTTCGAGCACAAAGATAAGCATTTTATTTCAGACTGAGTGTACTTATTTTTCCGTTAAAATTATTAATATGGGATAATGAGAGATACGGGGATTTTAGGGAAAATATTATGTTTATTTAACACACAAAAATGCCACACACCACCAAAAAATGATGATGCAGGGCGATATGATAGGTATAAAAGAAATGCGAAAGTAAAGCCCCATCATTGAGCACCAACGGCAGGGCTGAGATAGACATATGAGTTCCAAAGAATAATTGCTTTGCAAAGATAAGTAAAATATCTGAGAACTCAAAGAGATAGTGAAAATTTCTTCTGTAAGCGGTTAAAATAGTCTATTGGTAACACAATATATCTAAACTAATTCCGTTTGGTTAGATATGAAGAAAATAATATCTATATTAATTTTATTTCTTATACCCATAGTCGGATGCAAGAAATATAACTTTGAGGAAATTCAAGAATGCCATTACCTCATAGTTGAGGATACGTACATTCCTTGGTTTAGCGGAAAGTACTGGGTAAATTTCGTTAGTGATTATGAGATAAGTAATGATGTTAGTGTAGAACCTATCAATTATTGTAATTGGGTATCAGATTTTGATGTAAGATTTGAGAAGATATACATTCAAGTTGATACAAACGATACTGATAGAGATAGAGAATGTTTATTTGTTGTATATAGCAATAAATTTAATATATCAGATACATTTAATGTATTCCAGCAAAAAGGTGTTGATACATCTGGGAATCCTAGTATTGGAGGCTCTTCATCTGCATCGAGAAACCAGTGTGCTGCACGCACAAAGAAAGGAAAACGATGCAAAAGAAGAGCATCCAAAGGTAGTATTTATTGTTGGCAACATGGAGGATAACACAGAAAATTAACTGCCTAATTTGGAATATTTTTGTTGTTTCGGATAAATTCTCCATCCCAAGAGAATACTACGATTTTATGGTCATCGTTATCAGAAAAATGACTATATAAAAATTTATATTTATTCTTATATTGTCTCTGTATGGAATATAGACCATATTGCTTCATTATTCCATAAGTATTGTGGTGTAGGTAATACAAAGAAGAATTATTGCTTGTTACCTGCATTCTCCATTGCTGCCAACTCTTTCCGTCAGTAGAGCCAAAATAAAGTTTTGGCATCCAGACATCACCAGTAAACAATGCTAAAGATTCATTAGTCTTATGGAGATTAAGGGTAATAGAACAATAGGCATCTTTGTTTACGCCGTCTTTAAGTTTACATTTTAAACGCAAATTATCGACAGAACCAGATAATTCAAACTCGTCAGTCATGCCAGTATATTCATTTGGAACTACAAGCGTATTTCCGTTCAATACACCAATTCCGTTTCCCATATAAATGCTGCCGCAATAGTATTTGATATTTCCGTTTGCGGATATTGATATAAATAGGGTATCATTATCTTCGTCCTCCCATACGCCATCATAGTCTGCCAGTGTCTTTTGTGTATCTTCGTGAATATTGTCTTCTCTGATATCACTACTGCAAGCCACCATAGAGAAAGCTGCAATCATAATTGCCATAAACATCAAAATCTTTTTCATAATTATATTTATTACAGAAAACTAATAATTTCTTTTGGGTTTTACATTGATTAATCGCAATAAAACTGCTCTGTTTCGTAAACTGGGTCTTTGAAATCAACAACGTCACCATCCTCATCAAGGATTTCTTTGCAGCCATCATAGACTTCATAATGGAAGTTATTGCTGCGACCTTCATAGCAGTTATCATTGTCGCATACCTTATCATACCCTTTGGTATTTTCGGTGCAATATCGCTTTGCTTCATCCAATGTATCAAACTCTGCAACATTGTTTATCTCAACAGTATTATTGTAATATATCTGATATTTCTTCATAATCATTCGCTTATCCGTGCTGCGTAGGGCTAGACTATTTATATTATTTTCAAAAGATAACGCAATATGCGTCATTATATTGTGTGTATGGCAGAAATTTTAATCTTTATTTCTGCCCATGGCGCAATCGAACAATGTGCCGATTAGCCAAATTGCTATTAAGAATGCCATAACTTTTTCCGTTTTATGAGTAAATACCAATCTTATGAAACTCCAACGTTGTGTGGTTATAAGGGTAACTACAATCCTCGAACATAACCCAATAACCCTGCTTGTCTAAAAATATCTGACCTATCGAGCTTATAAAGTCTTTTTGCTCGCATGCCAATCTATTGTATACTACAAGCGTATTTCCGTTCAATACACCAATTCCGTTTCCCATATAAATGCTGCCGCAATAGTATTTGATATTTCCGTTTGCGGATATTGATATAAATAGGGTATCATTATCTTCGTCCTCCCATACGCCATCATAGTCTGCCAGTGTCTTTTGTGTATCTTCGTGAATATTGTCTTCTCTGATATCACTACTGCAAGCCACCATAGAGAAAGCTGCAATCATAATTGCCATAAACATCAAAATCTTTTTCATAATTATATTTATTACAGAAAACTAATAATTTCTTTTGGGTTTTACATTGATTAATCGCAATAAAACTGCTCTGTTTCGTAAACTGGGTCTTTGAAATCAACAACGTCACCATCCTCATCAAGGATTTCTTTGCAGCCATCATAGACTTCATAATGGAAGTTATTGCTGCGACCTTCATAGCAGTTATCATTGTCGCATACCTTATCATACCCTTTGGTATTTTCGGTGCAATATCGCTTTGCTTCATCCAATGTATCAAACTCTGCAACATTGTTTATCTCAACAGTATTATTGTAATATATCTGATATTTCTTCATAATCATTCGCTTATCCGTGCTGCGTAGGGCTAGACTATTTATATTATTTTCAAAAGATAACGCAATATGCGTCATTATATTGTGTGTATGGCAGAAATTTTAATCTTTATTTCTGCCCATGGCGCAATCGAACAATGTGCCGATTAGCCAAATTGCTATTAAGAATGCCATAACTTTTTCCGTTTTATGAGTAAATACCAATCTTATGAAACTCCAACGTTGTGTGGTTATAAGGGTAACTACAATCCTCGAACATAACCCAATAACCCTGCTTGTCTAAAAATATCTGACCTATCGAGCTTATAAAGTCTTTTTGCTCGCATGCCAATCTATTGTATATTACCTTAGTCAAGTTTTTATAAGGTTGATGTTGTTCGTCTATGATACGGAAAGAATATATATTCTTATCTCTTCCAGTAATCGTCAGTGTGGTTATTAAACCTTCAATCGTTCCGACTCTCTTGTACGTATCACCCTTGCACACCAAAGACTCGCCATTATCAAACAATCGTCTTGCAAGAAATGTTGTTGTATTGTTACAAATAATATCCGACATAATTATTCCTCCTCTGTATTATTGTTGTTGTTATTCAGTTCCTTGTAATACTGCTGAATCTCCTCATCAGTCATACCCTTTTCTCGCATTATACGATAGTTTGCAGAACCACGTCTGAAATAAACCTGAATGCCATAGACTGAGCGTAGATTGTAATACGCACTTCTTACTAGTTCTTTGGTTAATACCTTGCCAGTGGACGAATAAACACCCATCTGCTGCAACATCATAGCTGCATCGGCAAAGTTAGATGTAGTTAATTCTGTGAAGTCATTGGTACACTTCTTAACCACATTCCATATAGCTTTGTTGCAAGGTTTCTCAGCAGCCTCTTTCTTGCGTTTTTCCGATGCTGCCTTCTGTGCATTTGATAAATCGCATTTTCTAGGTCTGCCCAACTTCTTTACGACCTTACCTGACTTTGAGATAAATTCTCCGTCTTTTGCCAACTTCTGTTTGCGTACTTCCAATGCGCTCTGTGTTCGTTCCTGTATGAGTTCACGCTCCATCTGTGCCGAAAATGAGAATGCGAATAGTAGCATTTCGTCAATCGCTTTCAGATGGCTACAATCAAGGTCAATGCCCATCTGAACGATAACCAAGCGCACGCCACGTGATTTCAGTTCGTCATTTACAAACTTGTTGATGTCGCTCATAGAACGACCGATACGGCTGACCTCTGACACGATAAGTATATCACCTTTATCAAGCATCGGTAGCACTACCTTACCAAGGTTTCTATCCTTATAAGATACCTTACCAGATACTCCTTCCTCCTTCACTTCGTGAGTAGCTTTCAGATTGTGACAATTCAACCATTCGTTGATTGTTCTTTCCTGCTGCTCCAATGTCTGCTTTTCAGTAGAGACACGACTGTATATTATTACTTTCTGCTTTGGCTCATCATCATCATCGGTCATGTTTGCCTTTGCGTTGCAGCTTTTGTCCGAACGACAAAGGTAGTGACCTTCTGCCATCATGCAATAAGGGCAATCCTTACAGCCGATGTTCACGATGTCGTATTTTACAGATGCGCCACCTTCATTCTTGATTTCTGTTGTCTTCATTTCTCATATCTCCTATCCTATCTCTTATTACTATAAACATTACTTTCTGCTATTTATTATCCACGATAATAAATGATACATGAAAATCGCTGCTTTTACGCTCTCGGTCATTCTCAATCACACCAAACATATAAGTATCAATCACGTAATCTACATCATTGTTCTTATCGTGTTCAATTCTATTCACCCATTCCTCAATAACATCAGGACACCAAGCATCGCCAAGAAATCTAATCAGCAATTTGTTATCGGTTTCCTGTCGTACCAATATTGGCTCGTTGCCGACAAATCCAACCATTTCTGTATTGTCTTTGTTCCAAGAATATTGTCCATCATTGAACAAATCTCTTACCAACTCATCAAGACAAAGGTCTTTGTCATTAATAGGGCAATGAGCCGCCTTATCAATACCATCGTCTGCCCACTGTTCAAAGGCTATATGAATATCTTCAGGAACTCGGATAATGTCGCTTGTGTTTTCTCCCCACCATTCCTTCTGATAAACAAAGAAACGACCAATATTACCATTTGGGCATAACTTTGCACGGATAGACTTAAATATCTCCTCAGTCTTCTTGAGGTAGAAACGTCTGGTATTTGGATTTCTATAGTTAGTCAGATACACCCAGCATCTAGTTTCTTCCTTTGAAATATCGCCAAGAATGTTTCTGAAACGACAACTATCATCGCCAAAACTACCTTTGAGGATAGTTCTCTTCAATACTCGCTCCTCTTCTTTTGTAAGTTTGGATAAGCAATATTCAATCTCTTTAGTCCACATGATATAATCTCCTATAATTAGTTTGTACGTTCAATTGTTTCAATGTACTGAATAGAGCCACAATCAATGTATTTGTGTGTGAGTACTACTGTACTGCTGCATCCAATCGTAAGTGTTCTATCCTTTGCATTGCAGTGAAAGAAGGTGTCATCATTACCGAAATCAAAACCTATCTTCGTGCCACCAACCAAATTGATAGTTCCTCTGAAACCGTGGTCTTTGGCATCACCCAATACCGCTTTTACATAACCTGTATTCATATTCTTATCTCCTATAATTAATTGTTAAACACCTTCTCTAATAAAAATACGTATGATAGTATCACTATCAATGTAATCTCTGTTTCCGTTCTCAGAAAGTA